TGGAAAATGATCCAGGCCAGCTTGCTCATGTTCCGGAAGAACAGGCGGCAAAGGACGAACCCGAACTGGAAGAGCAGCAAAGCGCGGCTAATGGCGAGGGTGAGGACAAGCCGATCGTTCACACAAAAAATGGCAAGGGGATTATTCCCTACGAGAATCATAAAGCATTGCGGGTGGAGAACTCGGTGCTGCGTGAACAGCTCCAGGCTGCTCAACTGGAGAACAGAAAGGCGGTTGAAAAGCTCGAAACGCTCCTGAAACAGAAGGATGCGGGAGGAACGCATGGCGAAGTCTCCGATGAAGCGCTGGCAAGACACCTGGAAACGCTAAAAAAGGATATGCCGGAAGTGCACCAGGTGATGACCGCCGTGCTCGAAGGAAGCCGGAAGCAAGGTGAAAAACTCGAAAAAACACTGGATGAGCTGAGGCGCGAACGGGAAGAATCGGCTCGCGCTCGGCAACTCACCGTGGAAGAGCAGGTCGCCGAAGCCAAGGACAACAATCCTGACCTAGTGCACTGGGAAAGCAACGATCCACAGGCGTGGGAGGAAGCGCTGAAGCAGGACGAAATCCTCAGGACCAGCAGCAAATGGGCGGGGAGGCCGTTTTCCGAGAGATTCGAGGAAGTCGCGCGCCGCGTGAAAGCGATCATGCCGGAAGCTTCCATTCCAAAGCCAAAGCAGGCCGACCCGGAGCAGACCAAAGCCGAGGTGCGAGCCAAGCTTGAAAACGCCCCTGCAAGGAAACCCACAACCCTATCGGATATTCAAGGCGGAGCAAATCCCGCTTCCGAGCGCGACCAGATCGAAAACCTGAGCCCGCATGAACTGGCCAGGCGATTGATGAAGATGCCCTCGCAGCAGGCCGCAGCCTTGAGAGCCGATCTTGATTAAAAAGGACTAAACGAAATGGCTGAAACAAATGTCGCAAGCGGCAGCTCGGTTGCCGTCAAACACTACAGTGCCGCGCTCTTTGCCAATACCCTGAAAGGCACCTCAGCTCTGGAAAACCTGGTGGGGCCGGTGGAGCCTTCAGCAGCAATGGAAAAGTTTGCGGGCCAGACCCAGCCGGGCATGCCCTTGGTGAGGATCGACAACCTGATGAAAGGCGCAGGCGAGGTCGTGTCGCTCGACCTGGTCGATACGGTGGGCGGAGAACCCCTGATGGGGGATGTCAATCGTGAAGGCAAGGGCAGTACGCTCTCGTTTTCCTCTATGGAGATCAAGATCGATCTGGCCAGCAAGGTCATCGATGCAGGCGGCAGCATGTCGCAGCAGCGCACCAAGCACAATCTACGCGAGATTGCCCTGGCGCAATTATCCGGATATTTTCCAAGGCTCGATACGCAGGAATCGCTGGTGCACCTCGCCGGCGCCCGGGGGTCCCAGATTGGAACGGACTGGACCATTCCGCTTCAAAGTGCACCGAATTTCGCTTCCGTGATGGTCAATCCCGTCAAAGCACCGACATATAACCGGCATTTCGTGGTGAATGGCGCAAATCTTGTCCAGGGCGGCCAGCAGTTGGGCGCCATCGTTTCCACAGACCAGCTCAGGCTCAGCCATCTGGACAACCTGCGCAAGCGCATCGATGACATGGATCAGCCCTTGCAATCGGTGAAGCTGGCCGGCGACAGCGCGGCGCAGACCTCCAAGATGTGGGTGTTTCTCGCGACACCGAACCAATACTCCATCCTGCTGACAGAAGGCTCCCTGCGGGCGTTCCAGCAAAATGCAGTAAACCGGGCAGCATATCTGGACGGCCGCCATCCCCTGTTCGCGGGAGAAGTGGGCATGTGGAATGGCATCCTGGTGATCAAGAACGAGCGTGCAATCCGCTTCATGCCGAGTGAAACGACCAAAATCGTCACTGCCGCCAACGCGTCTACCGCCACAGAAACTGATCAGCTTGTAAATGCCTTTCTTAGTTCAGGTTACGCAGTGGAACGCGGTCTCCTGCTGGGCGCGCAGGCCCTTGGCGTAGCTTATGGCAGAACCAGGATCAGCGGAATACAGTTTGGCTGGAAAGAGCACTGGTACAACTTCGAAAGCAATCTGGAAGTCATGGGCGAAAAAGTATGCGGCAAGGCTAAAGTGCGGCTTTCCATCGATGATGGGACAGGGGCAAAGGTGCCTACCGATTTTGGCGTGATCGCGGTCGATTCAGCAGTGCCGTTGTAATTCCGCGAAAACACCGTTTTTTCAGCCTGCCACTTGGCGCATCGTAAAAAAATAGCGCATCAAGGATGCGCATTCTTCAAGGAGTGTATCAATGGCTACTTTCAGCGCACCGGATCTGATTACTAAAAACCGCCATATGGGCGGATATGGCAACGCCGTCGTGGTTTATGGCTCCGTAACCCCGGCGGCGGCGGCGGTCGGGGATGTGTACCGCCCGGCCATCATCCCCGGAGGCCTCGACGTGACGGAGGTCGACATCGTCAATGATGACCTGGATTCCAGCGGTTCGCCGACGATTGCATGCAAGATTGGCTTTGCCCCGGTCAATGCCAGCGATGGGCCTGCCGCCGATGACGCTTATTTTTCCGCAAGCGGAAACGCGCTGCTTCGCAATGCGGGACGTACCGCCCTGGCATTTCAGCCTCTCAAGTTTGAAAAGCCGGTATTCCTGACCATCACGATCACCGCGGCGGCCGCGACCTTCGCTGCCGGCAAGGTAACCGCGATCGTCAAGGGCGACGGCATAGGCATCAAGTAAGCACCGCGTAAAAGTGGAAAAAGCGGACCGGGGCGGCCGCATCGCAAAGCCAATGGCAATGTCAACGTCATGATGCCGCCTTTCTTTTTATAGGAGCTTCAGTATGCCATTAGTGAAATACATCGGCACAACAATCAAGACCGACAGCATCGGCGGGATCGGCTTGCGTTGGGAGCCCGGCCAGGTTCGCAGTGTGACCGCCGAGGTGGCGGAGCGCCTGCTGCCGTTTTCCGATACCTGGTCAGAGGCGGATAAAGCGGATAAGCCGACGGATAACGGGAACAGTGACGATGAGGATGCTGCTATCGGCCTGGCGCCGGAAGAAACGTCAGTCGAAGAACCACTTCCCATTGTCGATTTTCACGGCATGGATAAAGATGCGCTGGTGGAGTTTGCGCAGCGCAACTACAACAAGAAGCTGGACAAGCGCCAGAGCAAGGAGACGCTGCGGCAAAAAGTGACCGCCCTGTTCTCGCAGCATGAACTGGATAAATGATGGCCACGACATATTTGACCTATCGGTCCGCCGTCGATCTTGCGCGCATACCGCTGAATGACGCAAGCAAGGACAGGTATCCTGATGACGTGCTGCTGGCGTTTGCCAACCAAGGCGTACTGCAGATACTGAAGCGCCGGCCTGATCTCTTTTCAGGGCTGCTTGCCCGGTTGCCGGATTGGCGTGACGGCGAAAGGCTATTGGGCGATGCTTTTCCCCTGCCCGCCGAGTATCTGCAAACCGTGGCGGACTACATCACATTCCGGGCGGAAACGACGGATGATGAGCATGTCAATTCAGGGCGGGCATCGGCCTTCGCCCGATTTTTCGAAGGGGAGATTCCGCTGTGAAGCGAACGCACGACTTGCTCCATGCAGATAGGGACGCGTGTTCGTGAAGCCCTGGAGCGACTTCTATGATCTCGTTGCTCCGCATCTGCCTGGCTGTCCGGTAACGGCGATGGACAACGCATTGCGCCAGGGGGCTATCGCCTTCTGCGAGCAATCGCTCGCATGGCGGTTCGATCATCCGGCAATAGCAGTAGAGGCAGGCGTGTCTGCTTATCCTTTTGCCCCGCCCGACGGCTCAACGGTGCACGACATCCTCCACGCGGCGCTGGATGGCAGAGAAATCGCATGCGGCGATGACAGCCGGAATATGGCGGAGCGCAGCAGGGCGGACAACCCGCCCGGGATACCCTCCTGTATTTTTGGCGGGAGCGGCTTTCTCACACTCGTGCCTCAACCCTCGGCAAGCGGGATCTTGACCTTGAGCATAGCCTTGAAGCCATCCCCGACCAGCGAGGGCGTGGGTGACAGGGAGTTTGATGAATATCGGGAAGTGATAGTCCACGGAGCACTGTCCCGGTTGATGTCCTCGCCCAAAAAACCCTATACCCAACTTCAGCTCGCGTCCTACCACCAGGAACAATTCCGTATCAAAACCGGAGCCGCAGCGATGCGTGAAGGAAGAGGCTGCACTCGAGCGCCGCTGCGTACGCAACTCATGGGTCGGGCATGAACTGCAATAAGCAGGATAGGCGCAAACAAGACAGGGATTAAGACATGGGGCTCAAGTTTTCCAATTTTGGCAAGGCCATGGTCAGTTCCGCACCCACCGGCACCACTGGCCTGAATTTCACGGTCGAGGCAGGCAAGGGGCTGCTTTTTCCAGTGCTGGGCTCGGGGGATTATTTCTATGGGATATTCAAGGATGCATCGGGCAATCGCGAGATCGTGAAGATCGAGGCGCGCGATGCTGACAGCCTAACCATTGCAGCAGGCGGGCGGGGAATGGATGGCACCACGGCCCGCAACTGGGCAGCGGGTGATTATTTCGTCGCGGGCATCACCAATGCCGCGTTACAGGAATCGCTTTCGAATTCCAATCTCATCGCGCTTGGCGGGCTTGCTTCCGGGGCGGACAAAGTACCGTACTTCACCGGCCCGGGCACCGCGGCGCTAGCCGGGCTAAGCGCTTTCATCCGCACCCTGTTTGTGCAGGCGGATTCAGCGGCGGCAAGAGCAGTGCTCGGCGCGGCGGCGGAAGATCTGATTCCAGCGGGCACCGTCATGCTGTTTTTCCAGGCAACTGCTCCAGCGGGCTGGACACAGCTGACCGCGCATAACAACAAAGCCTTGCGAATCGTCAGCGAAGCAGGAGGAGGCTCGGGAGGCTCTGTCACTTTTACGAACGCTTTCGCCGCACAGGCTGTGACAGGATCGAACAGTGCGACAACGCTTACCGAGGCACAGTTACCTCCACATCAGCACTCTTATTATATTGGGTCCGGATCGGGAAGCCTTATGCCTGATTACAATCCGACCGACGGAAATAATGCTAGTGCCACAGCTTATACGAATTTTACAGGTGGGG